CACGCGAGGAAGGGCTGGTTGCGGAGCTGCGGATCTCCGAGACCGAGCTCGGCAACGACACGCTCAGGTTGGCGGCCGACGGGATCCTCGACGCGTCCGCCGGCTTCGGGGTGATGGACGGCGGCGAGAGTTGGCCGGAGCGCAGCCTCCGCCGTTTGTCACGGCTCTGGCTGGATCACATCGCGCTGACACCCGACCCGGCCTACCAGGGCACCGGGGTCCTCTCCGTCCGTGACGCCGATCGTGACGGGGCCGTCGGGCCGCCGCTGTTGCGGCCGAACCTCGAAGTGGTGCGCGGCTGGCAACTCGCCGACCGTTATGCGATGATTGACCCGACCACCTAGAAACAAACTTTCTGTGATTGGGCCGCGTGGCGGCCACCCGGAAAGTCCCGTGGGGTGAGGTGGGCTCGCGAGCGAAACCGTCAACCGTTTTCGCGGAAGGAACCCCATGCGCACCACAGACCAGATGTTGTCTCGGCTCGCACTCGAGATCGAGGAGAAGCAGACGTTCATCGACGGGGTCGTCGAGGACGCCGAGAAGGAAGGCCGCGACCTCAACCAGCAGGAGATGGAGCTCGCGACCCGGGCGAGAACCCGTGTCGGGGAGCTGCAGCCGCAGCTCGACCAGCTCGTCGAGCTCCGCAAGATGGGCTCCGAATCACGGGCCAGGCTCGCCGAACTGGCGCCGTTCATGCGGGAACAGCCCGCCGCGGCGAAAGAGATCGAGTACCGCACCGCCGGCGAGTACGCCCTCGACTCGTGGCGGGCAGGCCTCGGCGACGACGCCGCCTCCCACCGCATCGAGGTCTACAACCGGGCCGCCTCCCACCAGACGACCGCGGACTCCCCCGGACTGATCCCCTCGCCGATCATCGGCCCCGTCGTCGACTTCATCGACGCAAGCAGGCCGCTGGTGTCGGCGCTCGGGCCGAGGCAGCTGCCCGGCCAGAACTGGTCAAGGCCGAAAGTGACCCAGCACACATCGGTTGGGCTGCAGTCCGGCGAGAAAACCGAACTCGTAAGTCAGAAGATGGTGATTTCGAAACTTGCTGGAACCGCCCAGGTTTGGGGCGGCTACGTCAACGTCTCGAGGCAATCGATCGACTTTACGACCCCGGGCGTTTTCGACATCATCATCCAGGACCTAGCTGGGCAGTACGCGATCCAGACCGAGCAGGCCGCAGCGACCGCGTTCGCGGCCGCCGCAACCGCCGGCACCGTCCTCCCGACCGGTGCGAACACCTCCGACCAGGTCGCCGGTGCGCTCTGGGCGGCCGCCGCCGCGATCTACGCAGGCACGAAGGGGATCGGGTCGGTGTTCGCTGTCGTTCCGCCCGGCCTGCTCGGCGCCTGGGGCTCGCTGTTCGCACCCTACGGGCCGATGAACCAGCAGGGGCAGGGATTCTCCGCCGCGAACTTCTCGACCGGCCTCGCCGGCGTGATCGCGGGCATCCCCGTCTACGTCTCGAACGCGATCGCGGCGAGCACCGCCCTGGTGTTCTCGTCGGCGGCCGCCGAGGTGTACGAGGAACGGATCGGCTCGCTGCAGGTCGTGGAACCGTCGGTGTTGGGTGTCCAGGTCGCCTACGCGGGCTACTTCGCCCCGATGACGATCGAGCCGCTCGGGATCATCAAGATCGTCAAGACACCATGAGCGACCAGCCGGCAACCGAAGACGCGGGCGGCACGATGTTCGACGACCCGAACCGTGAAGCGGTCGGGCTCGAACCGGCCTGGGTCGAAGGCACAGGCGGCCAACCCGGCACCGAGGCCGCGGCCACGGGCGAGCAGCCCGACGACCTCGAGTCGATGACGAAAGCGGAGCTGCTCGACTACGCCAAAGGGCTCGGCGTCACCCCCGCCAACAACGACATGACCAAGGCGGAACTGATCGACGCCATCGAGGCCGAGCAAGGCTAAAGCGGATGGCGTATGTCGATATCGCCGAGCTGCAGCGGGTGCTGCAGAAACCATCGCCCACCACGGACGAAACGACGGCGATGCAACGCGACCTCGACGTGGCGGCGCGGGAGATCGACTGGGACCTCAGCATTGACCCGGTCGAGAATCCCGCGCCGGCCACGGGCACCCCCGAGTACGGGCTGCTCGCCGACGTGAACCTCGACCGGGCCGTCGAGCTCTGGGCGACCCACCAGCGGCCATTCGGGGCGCAGCCGGGCGGCCCGGACATGATGCCGCTCGTCTCACCCCGCGACACCTGGTTCCGCCACCATCTCCGGCTCAACCCGCTCCGAACCCAGTACCCGGTCGGATGAATGTCGCTGCTCGACCTGACCGCCGCCGTCGCCGACCAGCTCGAGCAGCGGCTCGCCCCGGTTGTCGATGTGATCCAGGTGACGCCGTGGGCGAACCGAAACCCGACCCCGCCGGCGATCGACATCTTCCCGGCCGACCCGTTCCAGGAGCCCGACAGCTACGGCCGCCCGCAGCCGCAGCAGGCGGTCTTTGTTGTCCGGGCCCGGGTGACCGACCTCGACATCGACTCCGGGCAAATGCTGCTGCTCGAAATGATGGACCCCGGCTCGCCGAAATCGGTGGCGGCCGCCCTCGCCGCCGACGGCAGCTTCGCCGGCACCTGCCAGGACTCATCTGTCGAGGGGCCGGCGTTCTGGGGCGAGTACACCGACGCGTCCGGCGAGACCCTGCTCGGCTGCCAATGGCGGCTCCGAACCATCCTCCTCTGAAAGGAAGTGATCGACGGTGTCCAAGTTCCTGCTCAAAGACGTCAAGGTGATGGTGACCACGGTCGACCTAAGTTCACACGCTTTCAATGTGGACACGCCGTCGGTGAAGGAGCAGGTCGACGTATCAGGGTTCTCGACGACCGGCACCCGCGAGTACCTGCCCGGCCTCGCCGACCAGACGATCACCGTACAGTTCGAGAACGACTTCGCGGCCCTTTCCGTGCACGCGACCCTGCAACCGCTGTTCCAGAGCGGCGCCACCTTCCTCGTCTGGGTCTGCCCGACCTCGGCGGCCCCGTCGGCGACGAACCCCGCTTACGGCGGCCAGGCCTGCCTGTTCGACTACAACGGCCTCTCCGGCGCGTTGAACGCCCGCTCGGAGATCACGGCGACGTTCAAGCCGGCCCCCGGCTCGTCGTTCCAGTGGGGCGCCGTCGCACCCACCGAGGCCGACGCGGCCCCGGCCGCAGCAACGGCCGGAAAGTAACCCCGGTGCCGGTTGTCGTTCAGGGGCTGCGGGAGCTAAACCGGGCGTTCGCGGACACCGACCGGGAGATCCGGTTGGGCTGGCGGGCCGAGATGCGCCAGATCGCCGAACCCGTCCGCCGCGACGCCGAACAGCTCGCACTGGGCTCGATCCGGAGGATGCCCGCGTCGCCGCGCTGGTCGCGGATGCGGGTCGGCGTCACCCGCACAATGGTCTACGTCGCGCCCCGGCAGCGCGGCTCGAAAGGCGGCGGAAGACGCCAGTACGGCAGGCCGAACCTCGGCAACCTCTTGGCCGACCGGGCGCTCGGGCCGGCCGGGGAACGGCACGAGCACGAGACCGAGGCGAGGGTGGAGGGGCTGCTCGACCGGGTCGCCGCGGGGTTCAACCTTGGCTGACATCCACGTCAACGGCCGCGCCTACCCGCTGATCTCGCTCGACGAGCTCACCCTGAACGAGGCGATGGTCGTCTACGAGTACACCAAACTGTCGCTCGACCAGATCCCCGACCTGGAAGGGTTCCATCCCGGCGTGATCGCCGCCCTGATCCATGTCGCGGTCGCCCGCGGCGAACCCCGCGAGACCGGACGGCAGATCCGCCAGACCGTCGGGCAGATCCCGGTCGCCTCGCTCGAGCAGGTGTTCGGTGAGATCTCCGAAGAGCGCGGGGTCGACGATGACCCAAACCCTACGGCGGCCCAGACCAGCAACGGTTCTGGCGCCGCTTCGTCAACGTCTTCAGCGTCGGAGCCGGAGGCCAACGACCAGGTCTCTACTGGCATCCCGGACTCGGACACTGGTGTCATCTGGCCCCAGACGACATCGGTTCCATGACCGCCGGGCAGCTCCTGAGCTCTTACGAGTGGGCCAACGAGCAAAGTAGGTGAGATGGCACGGAAGCTGATCTACGAGGTCGTCCTTGACTCCGAGGCCTATACCCGGCAGATCAAGAAGGTGGAGGCGCAGACGGCCGGGTTCGCGGCCAGCCTCGAGAAGACCGGCCGGAAAGCCCAGGCGACGCAGCAGGCAGCGATCCGCGGCACCGGCGGCAAGTTCGGCCTGCTCGGCAACCTCGCGGCCGGCTACACCGGCGGCGGGCCCGGCGTCGCGGGCGGTCTCGCCGCTGGGGCGGTCCTCGCGGGGCTGAAGAGCTCGGTGCTCGCCGCGTCCGACCTGAACGAGCAGATCTCGAAGACGACGACGGTGTTCGGCGACTCCTCGGCCGCGATCCTGGAGTGGTCGAAGACGACGACGACCGCGTTCGGCGTCTCGGAACGCGACGCGCTGAAGATGGCGTCATCGTTCGGCGCCCTCTTCGCCCCCGTCGGTTTGGTCGGCAAGCAGGCCGCCGACCTGTCGGAGAGGCTGACCCAGCTGGGCGGCGACCTCGCGTCGTTCTACAACACCGACGTCCAGTCCGCGTTGGACGCGATCCAGTCCGGCCTCGTCGGGCAGGTCCGCCCGTTGCGGGCCTACGGCGTCCAACTGTCGGCCGCCCGGGTGCAGCAGCAGGCGCTGACCGACACCGGCAAGAAGAGCGCGTCGGAGCTGACGAACCTCGACAAGGTGATGGCCCGGATCAAGATCATCTTCCAGGACACCGCCAAGCCGCAGGGTGACTTCCAACGCACCCAGGGCCACCTCGCGCAGCAGACGAAGATCCTGACAGCCAACATCGACGACCTGTCGACCCAGCTGGGCGAGAACCTGCTCCCGGCCGTGACCGACCTCATAGGCCCCCTTAACACCATGCTCGGCCTGATGAAAAAAGCACACGCGGGCGACATTGTGGGCGACATTCTGAAACAGGCCAGCGGGTTCGGCCCCGTTTTCGGCATCGCGGACCTGTTCGGCGGCGGCGGCAAAAAGAAGCCGACGACGGCGACAGCTGTTCCGTCTCCGGACACCGGGTTCCGTGATCCCGCATCGAACATCGCCAAGCTGGCCGCCCCCCAGATGGCGGCGGCACGGGCGGCGGCGGCAAGGGCCATCGAGCAGCGGAACCAGTGGTTCGACGCGATGATCGGCCGCCGCGAGCTCCGCGCCGGCCTCCTCACCTCCGCGACCGCCCAGCTCGCCGCCTACAAAGCCGTCGGCGTGATCCTGGCGAAGCAGATCGCCGCCGTCCATGACGTCACCCGCCAGCTCACCCTGAAAGACGAGGCGCTGCGGAACGCCGCGACCGTCGCCGGGCTCGAGACCCAGATCGCGGCCGACCTGAAACAGAAACAGGCCGACGCCGCCCAGAAGCTGAAAGACCAGATCGCGGCGGCCCGGCAGGAGCGGCAAGGGTGGCTCGACTTCGCGATCGAACGGGCCGCAGCCACAAAGACCCTCAGAGACGACAGGGCCGCCTACCGGGCGAAGGAAGCGTTTCTGAAGGGGCTGATCCGGCAGGAGGGCCGCACGTTGGATCTCGTCAGTGAGCTGTGGCGGACCCGGCAGCAGATCAAAGATTTGAATAAGAAGAACACCGGCAGCGCCGACCCGCTCGCAGGGCTCTTCCAGGTCTCCTCGTCCCAGCTCGCGAACATTTTGTCGGCCGGCACCGGCCTCGGCGCGGCGGGGCGCCGCCGGCTCGGCTTCAACATCGCCGGCGCCGAGATCCAGCCGGTCCATGTGCACCTGAACCTCGACGGGCGGGAGGTCGCGTCCGTCGTCACGAAGCAGCAGAAACGGTCGGGGAACCGGACGGCGAGCCAGACGTCGGGGCGGCGTGGCTGACCCGCTCGGCGTTTCGGTCGCGTTCGACGACCCGCCGCTGACGGTCGACCCGGTTTGGACACGGATCGACACGCTGGCGGGCTGCCGGGTGAGGGATTGGACTGTCGACCGGGGCCGCCCGACGGAGTTCGACAAGACCGGCACAGGCACCGCCGTCGTGAACATCGTCGACCGGCAAGGCCTCTTCGACCCCACCAACAGCTCGTCGCCGTACAGCGGGAAGATCGTGCCGGGGAAGCAGGCCGGGATCGCGTTGGTCAACCCGACAGGGTCGCATGCGTCGTTCGTGCTTTTCCGCGGCTTCGTCGAGTCGTGGCGGTACCGGCTCGGCCCGACCGAGAAATGGTTCGAGCTCGAGCTCCAGTTGGTCGACGGGTTCGCCGTGTTGTCACGCGCCGAGTTGAGGGTCGGGGTCGACGGGCTCCTCCCGGTCCCGGCCGGGGCGGAAGGGAACGTCGTCTACGGCGAGACGACCGGGACGGTCGCGGACCGCATCAACGCCGTCCTCGCCGATGTCGGCTGGCCGGTTGGGCTGACCGACGTGTTTAGCGGGAACGTCCAGGTCGGCCCGAAGGTCTACAGCCCCGGCAGCTCCGCCCTTGACGCTTTGTGGGACGCCGCCGACGGCGAGTTCCCCGGCGTCGCCAATTTGTGGATGTCGAAGGACGGGAAGCTGACGTTCCGCGGCAGGCAGGCAAGGTTCCGCCCGGATGTCGCCGAGTACGGGATCAACCGCCGCACGGTCGCCGACCCGGCGAACTGGGCGGCCGGCACGGCACCCCACGTTCCGATCGCCGAGCTCGAGTGGGTCAACGGTCACGACAACCTCTTCAACTCCGCGTCGGCGACCCCGGAACGCGTCGGCACCAGCGAAGGCTCGAGGCAGTGGAACCCGACCGCACCCGACAACGACGACGCGAAGGCCCAGACGGTCGAGGACGACGCATCCATCGCCGCCTACGGGCGGTCGTCGATCACGTTCGACAACCTCCAAACCATCCTGGGGAAGGCGGTGCCGCCCGGCAACGACGCGAAGGCGGAAACGTTGGGGTTCGCGACCTACTACGTCCAGAACTACAAAGATCCGGCACCTCGGCTGTCACGGCTGGTCTTCAAGTCACGCAGCCCAACAGACCCGATGGCGGCCGACCTGTGGACACACATCTGCCGCTGCGAGATCTCCGACCTGCTCACACTCAAAACGACGCATCCGGGCGGCGGCGGCTTCAACCAGGACTTCTACGTCGAAGGGCTGCACTACACCGGCCGGCCCGGCACCCCGACCGTCCCGATCGTCGAACTTAGCCTGGATGTGTCGCCGAGGGCGCACTACACAACCAACCCGTTCCCGGGCGACCCCTGATGGCGCAGGCGCCGCATCCGCGGATGCACGGCATCACCCACGTCCCGGGCGGCTCCGACCCTGTCCCCGGACTGCTGCCGTCGCCGCCTGGTGACTTCACAGACCTCGTGCTCTCCCATCCGGCTGTCGCGCACTACTGGCCGGCAGACGAGGCAGGCGGTGACCTGGTAGACCGGGTCGGCGGCTGGGACCTGGCCCGGCACGCCAACGCGACCGCGGTCGGCTATCCGGTCTACGGCTCGGACGGCCCTTCGCCGACGATGTTGGCGGTCGAGAACTCGGGGGCGCAGGGGATCCCGGCCGGCGACGAAGGCCGATTCGCCCGCACCGACGCAGCGTCGTCGATGTTCGCCGGCACCCAGCCGTTCTCGATCATTCTCTGGGTCTACCCGAACGTCTACACCCTCTCGTATCTGCTCTACATCGGCACGTCGTCTGCCGCGGTCGCGGTCAGCTGGGCGTCGAACCAGTTATCTGCCGGACGCGGCGGCGTCCAGGTCACCGACCCGGTCGCGCTGTCCCCCGGCAACTGGCATCTGATCGGGGTCCGCTACGACGGCGCCACCCTCGAGCTCCTGAAAGACGACCTCGGCGTCGTTGACTCCGCAGCCGGCAGCGCAGTCACGGTGATCGACAGCATGGCCTGGCTGAACATCAACGCCGGCCCGGCCTGGTTCCCGATCCGGGCGCGGTCGGCGCAGATGGCGTTCTTCACCGCCGCCATCACAGACGACTTCTTCAACCGGCTGTCCGCGGCCGTCACCGGCAGCACAGAAGGGTTGGTGCTCGGCGTCGACGAGAGCGGCAACCCCGCCTGGGTGCAACCGAAGGTCGAGGTGACCGTGAACGGCGAACCGGCCGCCCCGCCGGCCGCCCCGCCGGCGCCGCTGCCCGACGACCCGAACACCCAGCCGGGGTTCGGCGGTCTGCAATGGATCGTCGACCAGCCGTTCGTGTGGGGCGGCTCGAGCTTCGACGTGCCGCCGAACAAATGGACGACGATTCCGTTCACGTCGCCTTTGATGGAGCGCTGGTCGAACGTCACCGGCGAAGGAACCGTGATGACCGAGCTCGCCTGGGATAACCCTGCCGCCGCCGGCTGGATCAACCCCGCCACGCCGCGGGTGATCACGATCCCGCACGACATGCCGTTCCTGAACGGCCTCTACGACTGGATGCAGATCTGTCTGCGGCTGGAAGGGCCGATGGTCGAACCGCTGACCTCCCACCGCGGCGTGCGGGTGTTCGAGACCACCAACCAGAAAACGCTGGTGTCGGCGGTCACGTTGCGCGACGTCGCCGTCGCCGAGGGCGGCGCGACCGACGTGTTCCGCGACCTCGACGTCTCCTGGACCGGCGGCATCCGGGCGGACGGCATCTTCGCCTCCGGCGACAGCAGCGGACTGGACACCGGAAACCACGACACGATCATGTTCGGCCCGACCAGCGGCGCCGGCTACCAGATCCCCGGCGTCGATTGGCTGCCCCGCGTCGCCGGCGTCCCGACGCTGAAAAAGGGGATGCGGCTGATCCCGCAGGTCTGGCACGACGCCCACACGACGCTGACGTTCCACTGCGACAGCGTCGCCCCGGACATCTACCGCCCCCATTTCGTCGTCTGGCAGGGCGTCGACCGTGCCTGGGGTCCACCCTGGTCGGACTGGCCGCTGTACGTACCGTAAATGGCTGAACACACCATCAACTTCGTCGAAGGCGACGGAATCTCGATCCAGTCCAGCGAAGCCGCCGACGGCGAGACATGGGACGTCGAGATCGCCGCCACCCTCAGCGGGCTGCTCGAGGCGAAAGGCGACCTGCTCACCGCCACCGACGCCGACACCCCGGCCCGCCTGCTCGCCGGCGCCGACGGGCAAGTGCTGACCGCCGACACGACCGCCGCCACCGGCCTCAAGTGGGCGACGGCCGGCGGCGGCGGCACCGGGACAGCTGCTTTCTACGAACAGACAACCGCGCCGGCCGGCGCCCCGCTGGGGGCCGTCTGGGTCGACACCGACGGCTAAAGGAGACAAGGATGGCCGACACGAAGATCAGTGCGCTGACAGCCGCTACGACGCTGGCCGACACCGACGAGCTCGTGCTCGCCTCCGCCGGCGCGTCGAAGAAGATCACCGGCGCGAACCTGAAGGCGTCGATGCCGGCATCCGCTGGTGGCGTCTGGACGCTGCTCTCGACCACCGTCCTCGCCGCCGACGGGCCGATCGACGTCGCCTCGATCAGCGGCGCCTACAACGACCTGATCCTGATCGGGATCGTCCGGGCGGCGCGTGCCTCAACGACCGACATTCTGAGTCTGCAGTTCAACAACGACAGCGCCGCCAACTACGGCACCCAGAAAATAGAGGCGAACGCAA